ATTCTGGCAACGGACCTCATGCAATAGGCTTCCTTGTCTCCTGCTACGTCCTTGGCGGTGAGCCTATGATGCTACGTAACAAAGCAGCTATCCAAGAGCGCTTTGGACGCTACATTGACCTAGACAAATGGTGGGAGCAGGCTAAAGTTTACGGCAAAGATGAAAAAGCCTGGCTTGATGAGCGTAAAGTTATTACGTTTGAAAAACTTTTGGAGTCCAAACCTTGGGATCCATAAGGTGAATTATGCCTCTCTACGGTCCAACAACAGATGTTTTTGTAGGTGATATTCACCTAATCCAAATCGACACGGATGAGACACTTACTGGCCTTGACTTGTATATCAAATTCAAGCGTCCAGATGGCACTACTGGTGTTTGGTCAGCTACAATAAATGGCTCGGATGCAACCATAGCTGAATACACCACAGATGCTTCAGACCTTAACCAAAAAGGCGTTTGGAAACTCCAGGTTTTTAGCTCTGGTGTAAGCTCTAGGTCCCATGGGCGAGTAGTAGGCTTCCCTGTTTATGAGCCTCTAAGAGCCAACCTTACTACTTTGGCTCCTACTACTTTAGCCCCAACCACACCAGTACCATAACTGTGTTTAATTTTCAAACAAAGGAATCATGCCGTGCAATACGGAATAAGGGTAATCGAACCAACTCCTTCTGACTACGAGCGTCTGACAGTGACCACTGCTGCTGTCTCGCAGCTTGACACTGCGCTCACTGCAGACGCCAAGGCTGTCTTCATCACTGTCGAAACTAACAGCATCCGCTACCGTATCGACGGTGAAGACCCTGATGCCTCCAACGGCCATCTTGTTTATGCAACTCAGAACATCTGGTTTGAGAACCCAGCTGCTATCAGACAATTTCGAGCTATTGGCATAGGCGGCACAGCCACCTTAGTCGTATCTTATTATAGGTAACTTCTATGAAAAAATCAATAGGCTCAGGTCCTATCGGTGGAGGCATTGGATGTCTTGAAAGCATCCCGCTTCCATCTCTTGAAGATTCTACTTATTCCTCACTCAACGACTGGTTTGATGTTGCCCAGTCAGCTGGCAAGATCTCTGGTGGCGAGATTACAGACAATGGAGATGGAACAGTCTCAGTAGCAGCTGGCACTGGTTACATCAAAACAACTGACAACGATATTGGTTCCACTAAGTTCTTCGACTGGGACGCTGATCTATCTCTTGAAATCACTAACAACACCACCAGGTACATTTACGTCTCCTACAATGCTGGCTCTCCGGTTGTAGCAACTTCTGCCACCATGCCAAGTGACAGAAACACTAATGTTCTCCTTGGCATGGTGTATCGTGAAGATACTACGATTCACATAGTATCCGCTGGTCTTTACATCGGCGGCTTTCCAAAAAATGTTTTCTTCAAAGACATTGAAGTAAACGGAAAACTCCAGCGAGTTCTAGGCTTATCCATTTCAGAAACTGGCACTCGCAATATTGAAATCTCTTCTGGAATTGTCTATGCTGGATACTCTCGCACAGCTGTCCCAGAATTCGACTCTTCAGATACTGACAAATTCACCTATCACTATGGTGATGATTCTCACGGTTGGACCAGTGTTGCAGATCAAACTCAAATAGACAACACTCAATACTACAACTCCACAGCTGGAGCTCTTGCCACTCTTTCCAACAACAATAGATACGGCGTCCATTGGGTATACGAGGAAGTCAGTGGCCTTGTTCATGTTGTTTATGGAACTGGAGATTACACCTTAAGCGAGGCCCAACTAGCGCAACCACCTTCTTCCATATCGACCTTATTGATGGACTTTTGTTTGCTGGTCGGAAAGATCATCATCCAAAAGAACTCCGCTTCCTTCGAGTCCACCGAATCAGCGTTTACACAAAAGTTTACACCTTCACTAGTATTCGCTCACAATGATTTGTCAGCTCTCCAGGGCGGTACTACCGACGAGTATTACCACCTTACTGCTACCGAACTTGCAAAACTAACTGCTCCGGCTGGTGATCTTGTTGGCACTACTGACACACAAACCCTTAGCAACAAAACTCTTGATAACCCTACCATAACTGGTGACGTTACTGTTACTGGCTCTGTGATTGCAAAGCTTAAAACAATCACCAAGCCCTCCACTGCCACCCTCACCGCCGATGAGTGTAAGGGCACGCTCATTTCCAACTATGGCCAGAGCGCCCAAAACGTCCTAACCCTTCCACCAGCCGCTGAGGGGCTAAGCTTCACCGCTGTGATCAGCACTGCTGGTGCCGGAGCGTTTTATCTTAGCCCGGATGGCAGCGATAGAATTTATCTCGATGGCACCGATATAGGCCCGGCGCGGGTAGGCATGGAAACTCCGACTGTGGGCGCCATGATTGCTTTCACAGCCTTCCAGACCGGCGCATCGTCCTACGCTTGGGCTGCTCAAACAATCGCAGGCACTTGGCTTGACGTGTTTGAATTTGATGTTGTTAGCACTCAGGTTATCGGCGGCCTGTTTTCCACCCTTTCCGGTGAAACCATCTCCGTGGACTGGGGTGATGGGTCTGCCTTGAGTACCTATTCTGGTACTGATCAATCTTGGAGCAAGGACTATGGCAGTGCTGTAAACAAGACGGTGAAGATCTATGGTGCCAGTGCTTTGACCAGTTTTAGGATGGATCAGTCTGGCGCAAATATTACGTTTGATCTGGTTGATGTGCCGAGAGGGTTGACATACCTCTATTGTTCTGGATCTAATACTGTTACAGGCGATCTATCTGATTTACCAAGTGGATTGACTTATTTCTATTTGGTAGGTTCTACCACTGTTACAGGCAATTTAGCTGATTTACCAAGTGGATTGACTTATTTTTATTTAACGGGTTCTAACACCGTCAGCGACTATTCTGGCAAAACTTGGACCACCGCTATGATAAGGTTTGTATTAAAGGGTAACGCTGCACTATCTGCTGCCGAGGTGGATCAGCTTCTAATTGACCTTGACGATGATCTAACTTGGTCCACTGGTGATATTATCACTATCACCGGCAACTGTGCCCCGCCGACTGCGGCAGCCGATGCAGCAATTGCAAGCCTTGAAGCCGAGGGCGTAACCGTAACGGTGAATACTTAGGAGGGTAAAAAATGCCCTATCGACTGATACATGACGGCCAAGGGACCATAATCGGGATGTTTGAAGCAGGGAAAAACACTCGGACCTATACGAAATACAACTTGGTCGAAAAATCAACTGAAGATGATTGTCTGGCCGAGTTGGCAAAACTGGCTCCAAAAGAGATTTACATTGACTCGGTGAAGTATCCTCTTCTAAATAAGCCGTTAGAACCTCTTGCTGACAACCAGGAGGCTACTTGCCTCTCATGGGAGATACTAGAAGACGGCTCGGTGAAAATAACATACGGAGTGCAGGGAAAAACTTATTGGAGACTTGCTAAGGATAAAGTCGCAGGATTTTTTAAGAACCTGTTCACAAGGAAGAGCTAATGACCGATGATCAAACTCAAGCGCGGTTGGACAACATAGAGCGAAAACTTGACGACATCTCTGAAACGCTATCGCAGATCGCTGTCCAGCGGGATCGACTTGAACGGCTCGATGAACAGATGCGATCTCTCTGGAAGCGCTACGATACCCTCGTTGAGCCGGATGGAATACTATCCAAAATCAGTGCTTTCCAGGCGTCTTGTCCTAGAAACCAGATCCGCTGGGTGTGGGTGACTTTAGTGCCATTGATATTTACCCAGCTAGCTTTCGGCATAGCGTTGTTGCGCTGTATGCCACAATAACTACGTTTAAAAATTAAACAAAGATATGGAACCAGAACTTCAAAACTTACTAGCTCAATGCTCGGTCTCCACTCGTCTCACAGCGAAGACTTTCTTCCCTGAGCGATTTTCCATGCCTTTTGCTGAGAATGTTCACGGAGAAATCTTCAAGCTCATCGACGGACCGGAGAACAAAGTCGCCATAGCTGCTCCCCGTGGCTGGGGCAAAACCAGTATTGTTGCCCTTGCCTTCATGGCCCGCTATGTCCTCTTCCGTCATACAGGCTTTATCTGCTACATAAACAAATCTCACGACGCTGCTTCTCTACAAACCGAGAACCTCCGACGTGAGCTAGTGACCAACAAAGACATCCGGCGCATCTTTGGGCCAGTGAAAACTTCAGGCACTTCCGAAGCTGAGTTTGACGAAGTGTTTTCCAAAAAAGCTTGGGTCGCCTATGACACTCTCGTCTGGCCTCGCGGTGCAGGTCAGCAAGTTCGTGGAGTGCTCTTCAAAAACGATCGGCCTGGTCTCATTGTCATTGATGACCTTGAAGACCCTGAAAAGATTGAAAACGAAGACATCCGCAAACGGTGGTACGAGTGGCTTTATGCAGACGTGATCAAAGCTGTTCCACGAACTAATCGCAACTGGAAAATTGTCTACATCGACACTCTCAAGCACGAAGACTCAGTGCTTCAAAAGCTTCTCGATTCGCCTGAATGGGCTAGCATTAGGCTCGAAGCTTGTGATGACAACTTCAATCCTACAGCTCCTCATTTTATGTCCAAAGAAGCAATCGAAAAGGAATGGATCGAGCACTGTAATTCAGGCCAGACAGACGTGTTCTTCCGGGAGCTTCGAAACCTCCCAATCAGTACAAAAGACGCATCGTTTCAGAAGGATTATTTCCACTACTACAATGTACCTAACGACGTCGGCCGGAATGAGAATGATCTAACCCTTCTCGATGTCGAGATCCAAAACAACCAGAATATTGAAACAGTAGTTATTCTCGATCCTGCTAAAACTGTCAAAATTCATTCTGCTGAATCTGCAATCGTAGCTGTTGGCATTGACCTCACAAACGCCCGGCTTTATGTCCGTGATGCTGTTAGCGAAAAGTTCTATCCTGATGAAATCTATGACGCCCTCTTTGGAATGGCTACTCGTCTAAATGCCAAAGTCATTGGCATCGAGGAGACTTCACTCAACGAGTTCATTAAACAACCTATCAAAAACGAGATGTTCCGCCGAGGTTCGTTCTTCGAACTTGTCTGGCTAAAAGCCCGTGGCGGAATGAAGAAAGAACATCGGATCAAGGAACTTGTCCCTTACTACCGAGGCGGCTACATCTATCACAACGCTGCCTGTGCAACTATGCGAAAGCTCGAATCTCAACTTCTCATGTTCCCTCGATCTGCTCTTTGGGATCTTATGGACTGCCTCGCTTACATCGTTGAGATGCTCGAGCTTGGTGAGCGCTACTTCAGCCCTCGCGAGGATCCACACGACATAGAAGCCGAATACAAGGAACTCGACTACGAACGGCCTATTGAGGACTGGAGGGTGCTATAACCTCTTGCAACATGGCTTTGTTTAAAATTTAATCAAAGGATAACTCCATGCCTTACATTGTAACAGGTGATCAAACCTCTCCAGCTGGAAAACAAGACTATAGTCGCTACAATTACGACTACGACTATCCTATGGGTCTTGACCTCAAGCCTGGTTCCAAGTTCCATGATGCCTTGGTTTCCAAGATTCTTACTCGTGCTAATGAATCACGCGCAGAAATCTCCAAGCGGTTTGATTCCTGGAGAACCATCGACAAGATCCTTACCACCTACGTAACACCTGAGGACCAAGAAGTCATCTTGCAGCGCAAAGAGCCCAAAAAGCCTATTTCCATAGTCTTCCCATACTCTTATTCTATGCTGGAAGCTTTGCTTACCTATCTTTCAATGGCATTCTTCCAAGACCCTATGTTCCAATATGAAGGGGTAGAAGCCGATGACACAGTCGGAGCTATGTTACTTGAACTGGTTATTCGTGTCCACTGTCTCAAAACCAAAGTGCCACTGGCGCTTCATACCGTTCTTCGGGATAGTCTTAGTTACGGAATTGGAGTCGGTATCCCTGAATGGCAGACCCAGTACGGTAAAGTCCCTATACGCTCCGAGGTTTTCACTGGAAGTGATCTTGGAACAACCAGAGCAACTCAGGTCGACTTCATCAACGATATGATTTTTGAAGGGAACAGCCTTACTAACATCGACCCTTATATGTTTCTCCCCGATCCAGCTGTTTCGTCTATCGACGTTCAAAAAGGCGAATTCGTTGGATGGCTTGATCGTAGCAACATTATGAATATGCTTTCTGAAGAATCGCAGCCTGATTCAGGCTGCTTCAATGTAAAATATCTCAAACATAAAGCTAACAAAACTTCGTCTCTCATGCTTGATCAATCAAGCAGACAAGACAAGTTTGGTGGCACATCTTTACAACGCCAGATGTCTCAGACAACAAATCCAGTTGATAACATAAATATGTATATCAACTTAATCCCTAAAGACTGGGGTCTGTCTTACTACGAATATCCGCAAAAGTGGTTTTTTCGTCTTTCAGCCGACGACGTGATCACCGCTTGCGAACCCGCAGATCACAACCACGGGCTTTATCCTATTGCAGTCGCCTCACCTGAATTCGACGGCTATAGCATGACTCCTATCGGGCGCATGGAGATTCTTTATGGCCTCCAGCATACTTTGGATTTCCTCTTCAACTCACACATTACTAATGTACGCAAAGCTATCAACGACATGCTCATTGTTGATCCTTACCTAGTCAACATTAACGACCTTCAAAACCCTGAACCAGGCAAACTTATTCGCCTGCGACGTCCTGCATGGGGCCGCGGAGTTGACAAAGTAGTCCAACAATTAGCTGTTCAAGACATCACCCGCTTGAACATTAGTGACTCAGCGTA